TAGTAACGGCAGTTTGTAGTTTTGATCCTGGATTTTGTCTTCTATAAGATGCCACTCCAGCAGCATTTAAACCACCTTCTGGATTTTTACCTTCTTTTCTTTGCCAGGCGGCGGATGCTTCGATCATAAACTGAGAAAATGTTATGTTTCCTTCTTTTACGCAACGATTATAAGTTTTTCCAAAAAGTTTTTGTGTTCCTTTCTTCTTATATCCTGGCCAACATTTTTTTGCCTCATCTACATTCGTTTCATCACTATCAAGATAATCTGAAGCAGTATCGATATAATCTGTTGCCTTTGTTATTTTTGATTGAACCCAGGCGGGAAGTTGTTGATTTCCTTTTTTTATATTTTTTCTCAATAAAGAAACTGCCTTCATAATCGTATCAAACTCACTTCTTGCCATGTATCCTTCATCGTCCTTTTTCTTACCACTTGCAATTTCTTTGTGGTCCTCTTTGATCTGTTTATATTCTTTGGACTCATTTGCAGGATGAACCTGAGCAATACTAAACTTTAGTTGATTTGGAGAAAGACTCGAAGGAGATGAAAACATATCCCAATATTTTGGACCATATTTACACTCATCTCTGGTTTCATCTTTTTCACATTTAGGACAATATCTTATTCCCATTTCTTCTGACAGTGGGTCTTTTGAAATCAAATCAATCGACTCTGATTTATTTCCCCAATTTGCGGCACCAACCTTACGGCATTTTACAAGTGCCCCTGAGGCATAGGCAGAAGGCCAAACATCATATCTTGACTTTACTTTTGTGTAACAGGCATCTTTTTTGCCACTACCCTTACCCTTTTTATCTGTTTCTTCGTTCATTTTTGGTTTATCCGTGGAAACATAAGTTGGTTTTGCTGCACCAGATTTTTTTGATTGATTTGGATCGGCAGCACTTTTTCTTCTCTGTGCAGATATTCTTTCTGCTTTAGTCATACTTGCCCTTTTATCAGACGAGACGCATTTTGGAGTTTCATCTTCATCATCATCTTCTTCACGAGCACAGGGTTCTCCAGAAATCACTTCTACCCAACCAGGTTTTCCATCAACTGATTTTGATCCCTTAAACCATTTATGAAGAGAACCCATTTATAAAATATGTTTTATTCTTTATTATTTAGAAAACCTTGCTTTAATAATTTTGAGAGTTCAGAAGTTGAACCTACAAACACGGCATTATTTGTTACATTATTAGCAATCTTAGTATTATTTTCCTGAACATCTTTAATTTTTTTCTGCAAATCAATCAGTTTATCTGTAGTGTCCGCAACACTTTTAATCAATTGACCGGCAACCTCATAGGCTCTTGGACTTCCTCCTTCACCGGCAAGTTCCATAATTCCATTAATTGCCTGTTGCCCCTTTTCAATTAATGAATATAAATTCGCTCTTGTATATTCATAATCTTTTTTAATATCATCCGGTTGAGTCGGAACAATATTGATCGGTTCAATATCTTTTTCAACCTCTACGATACTACTTTCAATATTTAATGCACTATCTAAATCTTCATAATTAGTTTTCATCTTATATTAAATATCCTGTTGTTGAGTCGGACTGTAAGTTTTACTATCAGAAAAAATTTCTAATGTTTCATTAAATCCAAAATCATCATCAGGATCTGCATCATATGGATCTGGAGTTACTGTATATCTCATTTCTCGTTTCGCAATAGATGTATCTGTTCCTGTATAGAAATCAACCTGAACCTTTCTGATAAGACCATCTGTGCTGTCTGCAATAGGTCCGAATAGATATGTTTTTGCGGTAAAAGTCAGAGTATAGATAAGTGCTCTTCTTGTTGAGAAATCTCCCTCATAATCATCCTGAAATGAAATATTTTCCAAAATCATTGGAATATCTCTTTTTTCTCCAATTGACTCAACTAAATCAACAGTAACATTAAATGCTGGTTGAAAATAAGGTAAAATTTGTTCTATAATTTGCAATGCATCATCATTTAATTTACATAAAATATTAAGTTGAAATCCAATATTATATGGGACAGGCATAAAAACTTTTTTAATATTATTCCCATCGGAACAAGTCTTAAAAGTTTGGACTATACTTGATTTTCTGGTTGGATCATATGTAATAGAGTTCATCTCAAATGACATTCTTGGTAATGAAATTTGAGTTGCCTTATTTAATTCAGGTTGTTGTTGAATTCTTGCTAAAAACTTTTGTTTTGGACCATATGAAATTGGAACTCTTATTTCACCAATATTATTTTGATCTTTGTCAGAGTGTCGAATATGAATTTGATTGAATAAAGTTCCAAAAGAAATAATAGTCTTTCTTATGATCTCGTGATAATAGTAATTTCCTAACATCAGTAATTTCCAAATGGATTTGATTCTGAAAAATCTAAAATGAGATCGGCTTCCTCCTCAATCTCATCATTTTGACTATATTTATCATATGTATCCATTTGATCAAAAGTTTCAACCGTATATAGTGCTCCCGATTCTGTTCCGGTAATTGTTTCTCCTGGAAAAAATCCAAGTTGTGTAACACCAATTCCAACATTGGAAATCTTAAGAATATTTGCATCCTTGTCCCAATTCTTAACTCTGGCTCTTGTTTTTGATCTAGAACCAATTACAATTTCATTAAATAAATATGTTCCAAATCCAGTAATAGTTTCTGGACTGGAAATAGTAACAGTTGGAGCCGATAGATATCCAAATCCAGGATTGGAAACATAAATTGATTTTACTGAAGGACTTGCATTTGAACCAACATATCCAATTGATGCAATACCAACCGCAGTTTGACCTACTCCATTGATTGCGAGTTGTCCTGGTGCAGATACCGTAACAATTGGTGCTGTTCCATATCCAACTCCACCACTTATAGATCCATAACTTGTAATTGTAAATCTAACCACACCTTTGTATGTTGTTTCTATCGAACAAGTTGCCGCAGCACCAACTCCACCACCACCAGAAATTGTTATGATTGGGGGAGTTACATATCCTGCACCGGCATTTGTCAAATATATTCTTTCAACAGAACGAATACCTCCTCTAACTGTTGTGATTGCCACTGCCGTTGCTCTATCACCACTTAGTCCTGTTGGAGAACTACTTATAGCAACAACCGGAGTTGATGTATAACCACTACCATCATTGTTTATAAAAATTTGTTTTACATAACCAGAATTCACTGAACCAGAAATTACTGCCGTTGCTAATGCTGTTTCACCAACCCCAATCAAATTTAGTGTTGTGATATATCCTTCTTCTTTGACTTGATTATCAATCTCATCAATAGAAGTATCGATAATTTCATCCTCGTATTCGAACAATTCACACTTTAATTCATAAATATAATTTCTTCCCAACTGATAGAATGGATTTTCGTGTTCTACAAATTTAACTTCAAAAAGTCTTTCGCCTAATGGAAAATATATTAGATCTCCTTCTCTTGGTCTAGATGAAAGTATAATATCACTGTCTTCCGTTCCATCATCGAATGCTCCCAAAAATGGTGCAATAAAATCTTCAAATCTTTCTTTTGAAATTGTGATTAGCAATTCGTCTTTTAGACTTACACCAAATTTTGTAAGAATATCTCCCTGACCACCATACCCATCATAATTATTTACATATGCCTCAATGGCAAAATTATCATCAAATCTTGAAGAAGTCACTTCTTCAATGATTGTTTTTTTATTTACAAACTTTCTTGGAATATAAACAACTTCGACACCATACATTCTCAATTGTTCATTTATAAGATCTTGAACCAATCTTTGTTCAGATGAAGTTCCGTGTAAAAAGAAGGGATTGAGTGCCATTATCCAATAAAATCATATGGTGGAAGTTCATAGTCCATTGCCATTCTTTTTTGAATTTCATCAAGTTCTCTTTGAGCATCCTCATATAATTCTCGACCATTTAATTCAATTCCACCTGGAAGTTTAACTCCTCTAAATTTAATCAAATTCTGACCCCACTGTCTTTTGATAAGTGCAGTTAAATATCTTTTAAGAAAACTGTCATTATAAACTTGTGAAAATGATTCTGGATCAAGTGCCCTATAACAGTCTAAAACTATAAAATTTCCAACAGATTGTGATCCCCAATCAATATCCAAATATAATCTATCTTGCCTTTTATTAAATCTAATTTGTTTATCTGTTGTAAGTAAGAAATCAATATCCTCCAAATAACTCTTAACCATCGAATACTGTAAAAGTTCAACTGAATTGAAATAATATAAATCATTTAAAAATAACTGATATTTAATACTGAACATTCCTCCAGAAATTGAACTAGTATCAAATCTAAATATTTTTTCTATTCCAATAACTGAATCTGGAACTTGAATATAATTTGAAGTTTCATAAAAATTAAATGTCGTAGTTCCATATCCTGTTATGTTAGAAGTTCCTGTTGTTGTGACAATTCCAACCCCATTCGTATTTTTTGCACTTCCTCTATCAATATCATTCTGACTTATTTTATATTTTAAATACATTCTTTCAACACCATCAAAATGGCGCTCATTGAAGTGTTGAATGGCATCATCTACTAAGTCATCTATTTGGTCATCATCAATGTTAATCTCCAATACAGGGGCACCTAGACGCCTTAGGCAGTAATCTATAAGTCCTTGTCGAGTTGATGGTTTTGCCATTGTTCTATTTTTCTATTTTTTAGAATTTTTTAATTCATCGTATTTATTTTGAAGATTTAAATTTTCTGTTAATAAAACATTTTTTTGTTCTTCGAAATCTTTAGTGAGTGATTGTAGTTTTGCCTCTAATAAAATATTTTGATTTGTTAATCCTGAAATTTTTTGATGATATAGATTAACTAATACATTCACATCAACTTCACTATTCATAACTAAAATGTCCCTCCGTCAAGAGTATCAGTCCATACCGGAACATTGGATGCATTCGTAGTCAAAATAAGATTTGAAGTACTTGCGGTTCCAACTTCTGGACTATTTGTACTTATGAGTTTTCCATTTGTGTCGAAATATGCAGATCCTCTGGTACTAATTCCTGATGTGGTGAAATTGAGATATAGTGCTCCAATATCAAGAGATCCCTTCGTTCCTGTTACTACACTATTTGAAATACTAGCATCTGGAATATAGGTAAAATATCCTGTACTATCATCAAATCCAAAAAATCCTGTTTTCTGATTTGCTAACCCTACACCGGTATTATAATCAAAAGCAATACCTCTATCAGTATTTGTATCATAGGCATGAGTTACAATTAATTGAGTTGTTGAAGCAATTCCAGAACTTGTGGTTCCAGTAATTGTAACAATCTTTGTTAATGTATCATATGTAGTAATCGTAGTCAGTCCACTATTAGGTAAAGCAGCATTCCCTGAAATAATATCACCAGTATTAATTCCAACAACGGAATCCAAAGTAATTGTACTAACACCGGATGCAACTGTTGCAACTACGGTTCTATTGCTGGTTACATCTCCTAGTGATATAATTGCACCATTTACAGTAACACTACTTGAGTCTACTGTGGTTGTGGTTCCATCAACTTGAAGACTTCCTTTAACAACAACAAGACCTTCATTACTCAATCCATCAGGATATGGATCGATGTATAATACATTTCCGCCACCAGATCTAGTTGAAATTACATTTGAACTAATTCCAATATTATCAATCGTAACCCCACCAATATTGGTAAGAGGTCCAGTATGATTAACTGAACCTGTAATGGTTACAACATCGCCTGGGGCGTTTCCTAGAGTTGTATTACCATCAACTTGAAGGTTTCCTGTGAGCGTTAAGTTTGTACCTGTTTGACCCCCAGTTACATTTAAAGATCCACCAATATAAACATCACTTACAATACCAACACCACCGGCAACTCTTAATGCACCAGATGTTGTAGTTGTTGCATTTGTAGTTGCGGCAATCGAAACAAAGGAAGTGTTTGGAGTGCTTGGGAAAGTAACACTTGTTGCAGAAGATGTTGCGCCAAGATTTAATGTAGTCGCATTTGGAACACTTAAAGTCGCATTACGAATAGTTGCAATACCAGTTGTTGCTCCTATGTCCAGTGCCGTAGCAGCACCGAAAGCATTAATATTAGTTGCAGTTGCATTTAGTAGATTAAATGCTGTTAGATTTGTGGTTATATCACCACCATCAACATTTAAATCTAAATCAATATCTACACTTCCGCCAACATTTA